TTTCAGAAGAGTGTGTGGTTTCCATTCGCGTCAGTAAATCCCTAACCCGTTGCCTCCCTAGGCCGAACTCCTTTTCGATAAGTCGCTGCGACACCAGAACTTCGCCGCGCCTTAATTCAATCTCCCCCCACTTAGTCCGCAGGGTATGTGTTTCGAATTGAGCTATGTCGCACATCCACGCCCAGACCGCAGCCTCCTGCATAGACTTGAATACGGGGTGGTCCCACCGGCGGCGGTAGGCTTTGGTCCAGCCTCCGAGCCCTTCGTCAGCCATTAGGACCCTCGGGAATAGGCGGCAGGGTGCCGCACGCGGCGATGGGTGGGGGCTTGCAGGGGATGATGGGCAGTATGATAGAGCCTTGATGCCCGATACGCCTGACGACGCGGACGTAGCCACGCTCCTCCAAGCGGTTGATAAGATCAAAAGAGGTATGTGGGGACGCCGCGCCGATCCCGTCACTCAGTATCCTATACGTTGGCGAGCGCCCATGCTCGGACCAGTATTGCAGAAGGAAATCGAAAACTTGTTTCTGCCTGGGCGTTATCATGTGACGTCTCCGGGGAACTGTATCCAGCGTCGCCCGTCGAGCTCCGGCGTTTTAATTTTCTTGCCGTTATCAATGCGTTGCTTGTAAAGGAAGGCGATACCGGCCAACACACATTGGTCCCGGAGTATCCGCGTCCAGTCTTCGTGGTACGGTCGACGATAGGCTCCGGACTCACCGCCGGAGAGAACCCAATCAAGGTCCTGCTTGTAATCTTCAATATCGACCGGCCCAAGCTGCGGCTCGATCGATAGGCCCCGGACCCGCGCTGGGGTGTTGATAAGTTTGGGGATATCCCGGTCAGCTTCCAGCTGGTCGATAACGGTAATCATCAGCCACACGTTCGGATAGCCTTCGCCCCAATCAGCTGGGAGCATCTTCTCCACGTTGCCGATCCGCTTGGTAAGAAGTATCCAGTCGAGCCATGGGGTGGCGCGTATCAAATCGAACAGCATAGAGCGCCAAACATTCGGTGCCCCGTTATCGAATACGTCAGCGAGGCTGGCACAGAATACCCGGCGACGGACGCCTGCCGCCTCGGCCTCACGGTTCCACTTTAAGGGATTTCTCCACGTCGACTTAGCGGTCCGGTGTCGCGGCTTGCCCTTGCCCCATCCGTCCGGTGTCCATTGGCGATGCTTGTCCTGCGCCTCGGCGTAACAATTATCGCAGCCCGGGCCTACCTTCGTGCAGCCGATCCATGGGTTAAAGGTGTCGTCGGCCCATTCGATTGCTGTATTTTCACCCATTGGTCTCTTCCTTAATTCGTAGTTATAACCATGCTTGCAGTGCGATAAAGGTCAACCAGTTTCATCAGAGTCCGCTCCCACCGGGGGCTGCGGGGCATTACTGGTAGGGTCCTGTGCTCGACCGTTCGCCCCGAATTCAGCATCGACTCGCGTCCGAATCGCATGCCAGCCGTTATCCCAAGGTCAGTATAAACAACCGCTCCTGACGCCACCTCGCGCCAGGCGAGGCCCGCCTCGATACCTTGGCTCCGCTCCGCCGGCACTCCGTCCAGCAGTATCCCCGGCTGGGTATAAAGCAGATGGCTGGCGATCGGGGCCTCGCCCCGGGAAAGACTGTCCCGAACGCAGGCCCGGGCATATCGGATGTTACGGCGGCGCTCAAGCCAGTTGCCAGCGAACGGGCTCTCAAGGATGACAAGCGTGGGCGAGGTCATTCGGGCTTCTCCTGTAATGATTTAATAATATTCGTCGCGGAATCCCCGAGCGCTGTCAGGATTTGATCGAGCGACGATCCGTCTTTAGCTTTTTCACTAAACCGGATTGAATCAAGCGTCCCGTCAGGCAGATGATCGATGTGGATAAACAGGCTGGACCGCAACCCCGTTATCTCTTTCGGAATCTTCTTGGTGATTGTAATGAAGCGATTGACAGTCATGCTGGGGGCTCCTTGGAAAATTTATCGATCTGGTTCCCCCAGCGTTGCCACCCGGGCCGAGCCTGGCGGGCAAACAATTCTATGCGCGGGCCGTCGAACATGGTTTCGATACGGTCATACTGTTCGTCCGGCTTGCGGCTGTGCTCCCGGGCCGGGGCTCGCAGCGCGTCCAGGGGCATGGCTTCTATGAAGTCACGCACCGACCGGACGCCCTGGGGACGGTGGTTGGTGCCAAAGAACGTGGTGTCGGATCTCATTTTTGGATTGCCGTGGGTAGCCAACAAACAGGGCTCTAGGTTCTTGCGGGTGCCGTAGCCCATTCCGAATCGATAGCGTCCGGTCTCGGGATTAAACTTGATCCACTCCCACGCTAACCCGGCAAAGCTGAACCCCCACTCGGTGATGACATCGTTCCACACCGGCATTAACGGCCACGTGCACCAGATAAATAGCGCGCAGTCCGGAGCCGCCAAGGCTTCGACAGGCAGCTTCTTAATATCAGCGATGGTCATACAGTCGTACTGTGCCAGCGCTCCACGCTCGGAGCCCTTCTCTGACCAGTTTTTATAAAGCCAAGGAGGGTCTGCAAGGATTGCCCGATACCCGCCGGCCGGTCGCCGCCCGGTAAACTCGTCGTGGATGGCAGCGACGTCAATCATTCGCTCGCCCCGTCGATGCGCTCGATCGCCAAGAGCAGTAACGCCAGGGCGTCGGCCTCGTTATGATCTTCCACGTCGTATCCAAGGGCGCAAACGGCTGCGACGATCTCCTCCTTCTTTGCCCGACCGTGGTAGATAAATTTCTTGATGGTGCCGACAGGGATGCCTCGATAAGGAATTCGCTGGTGCTCACACCAGCAGGTGGCCGTCGCTTCAAAGCCACCATATACCCGGGTGGCGTGCCCGTCTGAGACGAACTTGCCGGGCTTGCCTGACTTACTGCGGATCACCGTAAAGTGACACTCTTCGTAATAGACTGCAGCAACATCGGCGCCGCAACCTTCTTTGAAATCGTTAAGCCAACAACGAAGGCGGAGCCAGCGATAGCCAACCCCGCCCCTGTTATCGAATTCGGCGATGCCGTGCGCCACCCGACCATCGGCATGGCGACACGCCCACCCCATGTGCTCCCCGAAATCGAGAGCCAGAACGACTGGGGTGTTGCAGCCAAAGACTTTCGTCAGTGGACGTACCAGCGGCAGCGCCGTCATGGTCTTAAGCCGCTGCCGGAACCGACCCGGCTCCCGCCGCGCCCTTTTCGCCAGCCGAATCGTCCTTTTCTGTGGTGCGATTCGTGGCCCGCTCGTCTGCTTCCAGCCAGTCAAGCTGCTCGCCGACGCCAAGAGCCTCGAAGGTTTCACGGACGGTACGCAAGAGCTCGTCGCGGTCTTCGCCTTCCAGCTTATAAAGCCGGAGGGCAATGTTGAAGTCGCTGACCTTCATACCGAGGTCAGCCTTGATCGTCTTTTGTTTTAGGGCTGTGATCTTATCGCTTACCGCTTTGCGCTCGGCTTCCAGAGCAGTTATATCGCGGCAAGCTTCTTGGATTGTATTTTTACGGGCATTGGAATTGTGCCCGGATTTGTTTTCTTGTTTCGACATTATGGGTGTCTCCGTTTAGTTAAAATTAGTCTCAGGCATCCATCCCGGGGCCGCTGCCTGGGTCGTTGACCGCCCGGGCTGGCGGGTATTCATAACAAGCAAAAAACAACAGGCCCGGCGATGGGTGAGGGGACCGCCGGGCCTGCCATCTGACTGCCGGGCTGAGACGGCGGTCAAATTCACGTCGCTTCCTCTGTTACTTCAAAGTCTGCGGGGATAACGGTCTCGAGCTTACGAAGCGTCGATGCCATGGGGTTCCATGTGGGCCGGTCGAAGTTGCGGAGCGTGGTGTCCTGCAGTCCGGCCTCCATTGCCAGCCTTGTTTTCTTCCAGTTTTGTGCCTTGGCAAAGGCGCGAACCCGGTCGATGGCGGCGTCGATGGTGTGCGAATTATTCATGCAGCGGACGATAGGAGCACTCAGATGCGCTTGTCAAGCCTGGCATTGTGTACAGGCGAAATAAATGTCTGGACTTTAGTGCGGTTCCGCATTTATATGCGCAGACGTTTCGTGCAACCAATAAGGAGGCGACGGCCAATGGGCATCCCGGAGATAAGTCTGCAAGACACCTTCCCTATAGACGTCGTCTTGCTAGAAACGTCTATGCTCCGACAGTTCCGACTATGTGTAGAGCAGGCGCACGCAAAGTTGTTATCTTCGATTATGAATGACGTCGAGACTGTTGATATCCCTGAACAAATTAACGCCATAATGGAGTGGGCCTATCGGGAAGAGAAGGTTCGCGAGACGGCGATCTCCGATTATAACCATGGCATCAATCCCAAGTGGCCACCGGAGATCGTACCGCTTGCCCAGCTGCGAAGGAAGAACGGATGATCCCCCTCCTCGGCTTTATACCAATCATCATCCTCGCCGCCTTGTCGGTGTGGCTTATTATCCTCGGGCTGCGAGCGATGGCTCGCGACCGACGACGAAGCAGAACGACAACTATTACCAACATAAAATTTAACGTAAGGAGAAAATAATCGTGCCCGATCCTGAAGTGTTACCCCCACTGAGCGAAGAAGAATCGAAAGCTGTTGAAGCCCAGCGGCAGGCTCCCGTCCCCCAAGAAGGGAAGCGGGTCAACCTTAACCCGGGGCAGATGCTGCAAGTCGCCGTTGAAAACAACGCGCCGGTCGAGACCCTGGAAAAGCTAATGGACCTGCGGGACCGTTGGGAATCGAAGGAAGCCGAGAAGGCTTTCGTCGTAGCCCTCAATGAATTTAAGGCGGACCCGCCCGAGATCTTCAAAAATAAGCGTGTCGGATTTGAAACCCGAGGCGAGGGCGGCGACGTAAGTTACAGCCACGCCACCCTCGATCACATATCGAGCACGGTCGGCAAGGCGCTTTCCAAGCACGGCATCGCCCATCGCTGGGATGTGGACCAAGGGGCCGAGGGTAAGCCGGACTCGGTAAAGATCACGGTGACCTGCATCCTGACCCACAAGAAGGGGCACAGTGAAAAGGTATCGATCGAGGGTTGGCCCGACGACTCGGGAAAGAAAAATAAGATCCAGCAGATCGCCTCGACGATTACTTACCTGCAGCGCTATACGATTCTCGCCGCCACCGGGCTGGCACCGGCAGAAATGGGCGACGACGACGGCAGAGGGTCGGAGCTGACCTATGTCGACGAGGAGCAGAAGGCGCAGCTGGTCGAGGCGATGTGCGAGCTCGGATGTGACGTATATCCCGATCGCCATAAAGCGGTCCTCGACTTTCTTAAAATCGAATCATTGGACGAGCTAGAGAAGAGCCGTTTCGACGATGCCTTAACCGCGATCGTTGACCGACGCAAAAGAATGGAAGAGAGAGCTGGTCGTGAAGATACATAATTGCGAGCAACGCACCCCGGAATGGTGGGCGCTGCGGATAGGTATCCCGACGGCGTCGGAGTTTAAGAAGCTGGTGACGTCGAAGGGGGAGCCGTCCAAATCGGCAGACGATTATGCCCTAAGACTTGCCGGGGAAATCCACGCCAACCAAGCCGAGCTCGATGCTTGGCCGGGGAATACCTATACGGATCGCGGTCGCGGTCTTGAGGAAAGAGCCGTCGAGCGCTACGAATTTATAAACGACGTCCAGGTTGAGCGCGTCGGCTTCATTACAGACGACGATATGCGCATGGGGTACTCCCCGGATGGCCTCGTTAATCCGGAGGGCTTGATCGAGGTCAAGTGCTTGAAGGCGGAGAACCATATCAAGGTTTTGCTTTATCACCTGCGCTACGATCGATGTCCGTCCACGTATGTCATGCAACCGCAAGGCGGATTGATGATTTGCGAAAGGGAATGGTGTGACCTTATTTTCTACCACCCGCACCTGCCATTCCTGACCATACGTCAGCTACCGGAGACGTATCTACATGATGCGCTCCGCAGACAAATAGAACACGTCGAGGAGTACCGCGACCTCGTCGTTAATACCCTTGCGGAAATAAGACTCGGCGGGGAAGTGGACCCACTACCGACCGCCATAACCACACCAGCCACGCTTAAAGAAATCCACGAACAACCACCAGTCTTTTGAAGGGAGACGACAATGAACGACCAGACCAACGAAGCGACGAACATCGGGCACAACCAACCGCCCGAGGATGTACTCACCGAGCGGCTGACTGAAGACCACGCGGTCCTGCTTAAGCGCACCGATGATTTAATCGAGGCGGCAGACCGGGTGCCGGACGTTATCGAGGACGAAGAGTCCGCAGGTAAGGTGACCGACTTTATCAAGCAGCTGCAGGCATGCATGAAGAATGCCGAGGGCATCCGCGTAAAGGAAAAGGAACCCTATCTCGAGGGCTCCCGCCGGGTCGACGGGTTCTTTAAGAACAAGATCAGCGAGCCGATCGGCAAGACCAAGGTCATGATTGAGCAACGCCTGACGGTCTACCAGCGCAAGAAGGCTGCCGAGGAAAAGACTCGGCGCGACGAAGAGCAACGCCTGGCACAGGAAGAAGCTAATCGGCTGCGTAAAGAAGCCGAGGAACAGGCAGCGGCTCTCGAGGAAGAAGCCGACCTGCCGGATGCGGTCGCGGCAGAGGAATCGGCAAAGGTTGCCGAGGCGGCTGCGGTTAAGGCCGAGAACGCAGCCAATGAGAAGCCTGCCGTGTGGGGCCGGTCCCGGGGCGATCATGGCGGGCTTGCAAGCCTGCGCACGGTCTGGTCGTTTACGGATCTCGACAGAGATACGATCGATCTCGAGGCGCTGCGGAGTTACATCCCGTTATCTGCGATCGAGCAGGCGGTGCGGGCGTTTATCAAAGCCGGCGGGCGTGAGCTCAAGGGCGCGAGAGTCTTTGAGGACACCGTTACGACGGTGCGCTAGGCCCATGACCGACGAACAGAAAGCCGCTTACATAATTGCTCAGTCCGCGTGCGCAAGCATTCGGGCACAGGGCATGGCGGCGGGGAACTATCAACGGATGCATCGGGGCGAGAACCTAGCCTACACCGAAGCAGACTTCGAGAAGCTGATCAATGAATTCGGCATCCACCACAACGCCTGCATCGGCTTGTTTCACGATCTATAGACCAACGAAGGAGACGAAATGGATAACACAACGACTTACAGCGTCGAAACCTTAAGATCAAGGCAGCCCCGCCCATACGCTGACACGGAGCGAGAATATCGGATCACCATCAAAAAGCCCACATACGACAAAGAGGGACCGCAGCCATGGCTCTTATACGGAGACGTCGAAGCCCAGATCAAACGTGATGAAGCGGCCCGGGCGGCGGGGACAATGATGGGCGGGCGGAGCCCCGATGATACGCGCAAGGCACAACTCGAATGGGCAAAGGGAATCGTCCGCGCTCTCTGTCAGAACTTCCGCGAGAAGGACGACGACGACGGACGGGTTGATATGCATGCATATTTCTTCCCAACGCTCAAATGGTTGAAGCTGGACCCAAAGGCCGGGACCATTCACGTTTTCATCATCGAGCCTTACACCGATTAATTAACCACCACAGGAAAGCGAAGGAAGAAACCATGTTTTTAGTTTACGACACCGAGACCACCGGCATGCCTATCTGGGGCGAGCCATCCGAAAGCCCGAACCAGCCACGCATTATACAGCTGGCTGCCATCTTAATGGACGACGAGTATGTCCGGCGCGGGGCCATGGACGTTCTTATTATCTCCGGCGGAGGATATGAGATAGACCCCGAGGCGGCTGCCCTCCACGGCATCACTACCGAAATGATGGACGCCTGCGGCGTTGATATTTCCACCGCCCTGGAAATGTTCTTCAGTCTCTGGGGCCACGCGGATACCAGGGTCGGGCACAACGAATCCTTTGACGCCCGGATGGTGCGGATAGAAATGCTGCACCCGGAAATGGAAGGGCTCGAGGTCACGCCCGAGGAATGGCAGGCCGGGGAATCCTTCTGCACCATGCACAAGTCCAGGCCCATCGTGGCGCTACCGCCCACCGATAAGATGAAGGGCGGGTTTAAAGTCCCGGACCTTTATGAGGCATTCGGGTTCTTTACCGGGGAACGGATGACCGGCGCCCATAACGCATGGCACGATGTCCTCGCCACGATCGAGGTTTACAAGGGCATACAGGACTTCGGGAAGTAGCCATGACGGACATCTATCCCCTTACCTTTCAATGGGACGGCGAGGTTATGATCCCACTGAATCCACGCCGGGCCGAGCTGCAGTACACGGTCGGGGAAACCTACCGGCTGGTGCCGAACGAGGACCGCTCCCGCACCAGCCACAACCATTACTTTGCGGCGCTGGGGGAGGCTTTCAAAAGCCTTCCCCACGAGGCAGAGGATCACTACCCGACCGTGGAGCACCTGCGCAAGCGGGCCTTGATTAAAGCGGGCTATCGAAACGAGCGCACCATCGTTTGCGCCACGCCCCTGGAAGCGACAAAGGTGGCCGCGTTTATCCAGCCGCTTGACGATCTTGCTTATGTGATCTCGCGCGGGAATATGGTCGCCGTCTATACCGCCAAGTCACAGAAGGAAAGCGCCATGGGCAAGGCAGACTTTCAGAAGTCGAAGGACGACGTCCTGAGAATTGTCGCCGAGCTTATTGGGGTGACCACCGACGAGTTAGCCAAGAACGCGGGGCAATCGGCATGACCGACCGCCCGATTATATTTAGCGCCCCGATGGTCCAGGCTCTGCTCTACGACCGCAAGACCCAGACGAGGCGCATCATCAAGCCGCAGCCGGTAACGGGATTCTGGCTAGGCATAAAGGCTATGTCCCCGACCGACGAGCGGTCACGGTTCCGTATCGTTGGCGAGGACTATCCAGACGACGAGCGCGACGACATCTTCGTCCGCTTCGCCATCGGCGACCGACTGTGGGTGCGGGAAAGCTGTGCCGGATATGAGCTTAAATACAATGGCCGCGACGGCATTAAATACACTGCCGATAGTATCTTTCTGGAAATAGAGAACACGGCAGAAGCGGCGGTGCGCTGGCTCAAGCTTTACACCTATCGCGGAGAGAAGGGGGCAAAGGTTCCATCCATCCACATGCCCCGATGGGTGTCTCGCCTGACCATGGTTGTTACCGACGTCAGGGTCGAGCGACTGCTGGATATTTCCGACGCTGATAAGACCGCCGAGGGGGCCACCATTGAGGTGCCGTTCGGAACCGTCTGGAAGAAGATACACGGACAGGAAGGTTGGGATGCCAACCCTTGGGTCGTCGCCATCACCTTTACCGTTCACAAGATAAACATCGATCAGATGGATAAGCAGCCATGACCAAGGCCGAACGCCTCCTCGTCAACGCCCGGCACATACTCATTAACTGCCGGGCCTATCCGCCCGCGCTGGTGATGATCGCCTGGAATTATTTGCAGAAGCTTAAGGGGCAGACGCAATGACGAAGAAGCACCGGCAAATACCTAAGTTTTACACCCGGAAAGAGGCGGCAAGATTAAACCACTCTTGGCAGCCTAGCGGGAAGAAAGGCGCAGCATCAGACGTGAAGCGGATCGATCCGAAGACAGGGAAAGTCATAGAAATAATCAAGACCGGGGGCAGCAAGGGATGACGGAGAAGCGCCGGTATTTATCAGCCTCGGAGAAGGTGATCGTCATCAACCGGCAAAACGGACGCTGCAGTTGCGGCTGCAGGAAGAAGCTCGAGGCCGGGCTCATCCAATACGATCACGCCCTGCCCTTACACCTCGGGGGATCGAACGACCTGGAAAACTTCCGGGCCCTGATAACTAAACACCACGGCAAGAAGACGACGAAGGAGCTCAAGGTCCGCGCAAAAATAAAGCGCATCAAGGAGGCCGGCGGGCTCACACGAAAGAAGCCGAGCGCCAAGGACAAGATGATTGCCAAGGCACTCGAGCGCAACAACCAACCGAAACGGAGGAACTAAGATGTCGAAACCATTTAAGAAAGCCACAACGAGACGCCCGGCCCGGGAGCGGACAGAGCCTATCGGCGGTCACCGCCCGGTCGACGAGCACGTCGGAGCCCGGCTTCGTCAGCGCCGGACCCTGCTCGGTATCAGTCAGACCGCGCTTGGCGATAACGTCGGCCTGACCTTCCAGCAGATTCAAAAGTACGAACGGGGTGCCAACCGTATCGGCGCGTCCAGGCTATTTGAATTCTCCAACGTACTGGACGTCCCCATTCAGTATTTCTATGACGAAATGCCGTTTACTGTTAAACGAACGAAGGGGCGGCACAGCGGTGTGGACAGCCAGATTCCGAGCCCGGCAGAGAAGGGCGACCCTCTGGTCCGACGCGAGACCCTGGAACTGGTTCGATCGTATTACAAAATCAACGAGCCCAAGGTCCGCAAGCGTCTATTCGAACTGGTTAAGGCGACCGGGTCCGCCCTGCAGGCCAGCCCATGATCGAGTGCCCCTGCGGCTGCGGCGTCAAGTTTAACCCGGTGGTCAGGGGAAACCAGACCAAGTTCTGGGCGTCCTCCTCCTGTAAGAAGCGGATAGAATCCGCCTGCAGGGGGTGGGCGATGGCGCTATTTAAGCAGGGGTTTATCTCTCCGGAGACGCTGGCGGCATTCATGCCGTGCGCCGCGCCGGTTGACGGGGCCAAGGAATAGGCCCTGTACAGGGGCCCGATAGAGCCAAGAGGGCCTAAGCCCTCGGAAAACCCGCCCACAATCAATTTAGAAAATGGACAAAAAAAGGGCCGCTCCCGTTAAGGAGCGGCCCGAGTTTCTACAGGGAGGCGTCGAAATCCGGTGTGGTCCCGCCGGCAGGGTCGAGAGTTGTTTGCTCAGAGCGCAACAATGTCCCCATACGAGAAGCCATTAGTCGTGGTCAGGCTGTCATTGCTGCAGTCAGTGGGCGTGAATTCGTTTTGCGGAACCCCGTCATCAATGAGGACGCCTGCTTGCCGCAGACACATAACGGCGGTCTCGGAACAGAACAGGCTCGAGTTATCGACCTTATTCGCTTGCCATGGGAAAAGGTCGAGCTCGGCCCGGGCCAGCTGCAGGTTGTCCTTTTCATAAGGCGTGCCGTGATAAGCGTCGATGAACGACATTATCGCCCCAGACTGTTCATCGCTCAGTTCGCCGATAAGAGGGCGAAGGAAGACCTCGCCGTCATATCCCTCGATCCGGGGACCGGCAGGGACAAGCTGCACGCCGCAAATCTTTTCCTGAGTCATCACATCGGGTAACGTCCCGAGCGACGTGCTTTCAAAGACGCAAGGTCCGAACGAAGGGTGGTCGACGAATAATCCGACATGGGAATAGTCAGACCCCGGGGCTGCCATGATCAAGGAGGAAAAGATTCCGGTCCCCTTGAATAAAAGAATATCGCCTGTTCGCATTGTCCTATCCCCTATCATTATCGATGATTTCAATTTCCAGTTCGCCTGCCGCAGCAGCTGCCACGACCTTTGTATAGAGCGCACGATATGCAGCGGTGCTATTGCGCACGCGCTTCTTGCCCGGGACTGCCTGGGCACCGCCACCGACCAGAAGGCAGCCCTCGGTATGCAGACTCGTATTACCGACATGGATGTAAATCCACTTGAAGCCGGGCACGCCCTGCAGCCATAGCATCCCTTTATGGATATCAGGAAAGAGCTCGGCATAACGCTTGGTTAAGTTACCAGCGTTGCGAAGGTGGATCGGGTAGATACCAGCGGGAATACGAGTGTCCCCGGGCACCTTCACGGCCTGGTATTGGTCCTCCAGACAGAAACATTCGAACGGGCCGTCTATACGGAGCAGGCCGACGGTGCCGTTATGGTCCGAGTCGAATCGATTAACGGATATTTTCAATGGGTTTTCCTCTCTACTTTATTCGCTCGAGAGCGCGGTCCAGTTTGTCTTCGAAACGGATCGACTGATCAGTCTGCGCTTTAATCGCGTCCTTTAATTCGTTCTTTGTCGCAAAGGTCTCGGCGGCATGGACCTTGTGATTTGACAGAGATTTTCGCGTGCCCAATGAGTGGCGGACAACGAACCCGACTGCAGTAGCAATCATGCCTGCAGCCCAAGTGATCGGCTCTTTTAAAGATTCCATTGGCACACTCCTTCGGGATTAATACCGTTATTGTTTTATACGATTAGCGATTGCCTTGATTTTTTGGTAGGCTTGGCGCACGTTGGGGGTGAAATCCATTGCCGTCATGGCCGTGTTGGCGAGTAGATAATCCACAAGTTCAACGAGAACTAAGGCGATATCCTTGCCGCCATTTTGCAAGGCCGCAATGTCGCTTGCCGTTTGTTCCAGACCCGGTCTTGCTGCGGCGTCAGCCGCTTCCTGCGCCGTATCATAAGTCAACGTTCTAGCAACAGCATCGACAACCCAATATGCTATATCACAACCGGGGCACAATGCAGCGAACCCATCACCGGAATGGCCCGGTCCTCCCGCCAGCACGAAGTCTTCGGCTTCTTGCAAAGTGTCAAATTGCTCATACTTCTTTGTGTTTGGGTTAACCAACGCAATATACTGTTCCATCGTAATCTCCTATACTTCAGTGACGTTGATCGAACCAGCATCGAAAGCGCCGCTTGCTACATAAACTTGTAATTGAGTAAGTTGCGCGGAAAGAGTTTTCTTGCCCTGGACACTATAATCATCACCTGCGCCATCAGCGCTAGACTGTCCGGTAATTGACCACGTTAATCCACCGGCATCGATACGTTGGATTATATAGTTTCCGCTGTGAAACCTGTAGCTTGTTAAAGCGTTATCAATCCCCCATCTATCAGTTAAATAAAAGGGCGTTACGCCATTCACTAACATTCCCAAATAGCCGGTTGTTTCTATGCCCCCAGCGTCCCCTATGCGAATACCACAAACAGCATGAACGGTGGAGCTGATACCGTTAAGCCCTAGGATGATGGT